GCATCGTGACCAGCAACCGTTACGAATCCACTGAAGGAAGAGACTTTCGCAATGGCATAATTGGTGTACCGTGTAAGAAGGGTGGTGATTACGTGGGGTTGGGAGATTTTGTAGGTATCAAGAACCGTCGAATTAGGCTCTGCGGAGATGAACTACAACTCCTGCCCCGCGTTTTTGTTGATGCCATCTCAAACCTAGACAAGAACCCCGACCTGAAAGTCACGGCCATGGGTAACCCGAAGGAGACCACCGACGCCTTGGGCGTTCTGGCCGAACCCGCCGCAGAGCTTGGCGGCTGGGACGGTGGCATTGACCAGACCCCCATCAGCAAAACATGGAGGATACGCAGACCGGAAGGGATTTGCCTCCAGTTTGTGGGCAGTGACTCGCCCAATCTGGATGGAAGCATGAAGGCTCCACTCATCACTCAAGCGGCTATCGACCGCGATGTGGCTTTCTACGGGAAGGATTCCGTCTGGTTCACAATGATGAATCAAGGGATGATGCCCAAGGGTCAAGGGGCGAGGCGCATCCTTACCCGCCAGATGTGCCTCAAGTTTGGAGCCATGGAAGACCCAGTGTGGAAAGATAGTAATAGGGTGAACATACTGTTTCTGGATGCTGCCTTCAAGGGCACAGGCGGAGATCGTTGCGTCTGGGGACAGCTGGCAATAGGGAATTCCCTACCGGACTTGGAAGACCAAGAGAAACGGCTCATGGACGGGTTATTGCGTCAGGACAATCCCCCCAACCGGGATACACAGATCATGGCCCTGATTGAGACGGGGCTGGTGCCGATTCGTAATGACATTGATGAGCTGCCCGAACACCAGATTGTGGAGTTCATGCGCAAGAAAGCCGAGGAAAAGAACATTCCCCCGGAGAACATGTTTTATGACGGGAGCATGCGCAGCAGTCTGGTCTCGGCTTTCGGGCGGGTCTGGTCTCCGGCCTGCAATGCCTTGGACTTTGGCGGCAATGCCACTGACCGGATGGTCTCGTATGACATCGAACTGCCGTGCAACAAATACTACTACAACTTTGTCACCGAACTCTGGTTCTCGGCGCGGTTGGTGGTGGAGTCGGGCCAGTTCCGGGGCCTGACTGAGGATGTCATGTTGGAAGGTTGCCAACGGGAATGGGGCATCATGGGCAAGAACCAGCACAAGGTCGAGACCAAGGAGGAGATGAAGCTAAAGACCGGGAGATCCCCAGACTTGTTTGACGCTTTGGTTTGTGGTATTGAGGGAGCACGGCGTAAGGGTTTTGTCATAAAACGGATGACCAATAAACGAGTCAGCCGGGAAACTGAACAATGGAAACGGGAACTGCGCGAACGCGCCAACGAACTCTGGCGAGGACGGGAACTTACCTACTCTTAATCTGTCTCTTGGGTTGCGCGACCCGCAAACCGATTCCCAAGGCTGCTCCCAAGCCAGCGCCCATGTATACCTTGATGCCTCCCACGCCGCCTCCCCCGAAAAAGGCTTTAGTCCTACCCAAAGCCACTAATGTCTTTCTGCCGCACCTGACCTTCCCGGTCGGCGAGCTGCATTCCCCGCCGCCGTGGTATTTCCAAGAGTTACTGGGGAGCGCGGATTTGGTGCATTGGAAAAGCCTGTGGTATTACGTGTCCAATCCGCTGGTTGAAGTGACTTACCTCTCCAATACCCTGTCCCATGTCGTCACCCCGGTTGGCACCAACTACTACACCAACTGCATGATTGTGACTAACAAGGATGTGAACTTCTTTCGGCTGAGAGGCCAGATCCTCCCACCCATCGCCCCATAGGGAATTCCCTAATGCCACACATTATTATACCAATACCACACGTGCCCGTTGCTGGTGTCGATGGTAATCGCGCAGGTTCCGCTGGGCACAATGGTTGGGGTGCCGCCGCTGTAATTGCCGCAGGTCGGTGAACTTCCGGTGGCGATTTGGGCGAGCAACGCCAGCTCCATCAGTTCCCACTGGGCTTGCGTGTAACAGGCGTAGCAGTTGGCTGAGCTTAATAGTGATGCAGCATCGGTTGCCATAAGCTAAACATAGCCTCCTCCCAGCGTTTGTCGATACAGTTGCACGGCGTTGAATAAGGCTTGCGCCTCGCTTTGGAGTAAGCCTAGGTGGAAGGCGGCAAACGACAAACGGGCAGCAGTGGGTTCATGGAACTGGCCGTTGACATCGAAGAAAGCTACCGCACTCGGCGTCGTGACTGGGCCGGACCCTCCCCCTAGTGTGCCGCCTCCGGTATTGGTGAGGGTTTGAAACCCGCCTGAGGAGCCACTGTATACAGCCCAGCTAACGCTGGTTACATTAGCGGACAGGTATCCGGTGAACGCAGTTGGCGCAGTGGCAACCACATAGCCGTCCGTGCTGCTGTTGTTGAACGCGATGAACTCAACATTATAGATAAGCTTGAACTGACTGTTTCCGGGGCTGGGATAATTATCGCACCCAGCATAGGTGTGCTGGTTAGCCGCATTAGGGTCCGCTTGGGATGCGTAAATGGTAATCCCAGAGTTGTGTGCCGCCATCGGAGTCCCGGCTGGCACGACTCCTGTGACATAGTAACCACTGTTATTGCCGATTAATCCATTCAATAAACTGCCGCCATTAACACTATCAATGGTTCCTTGAGTTTGCCACATGGCGAGTCCCCCCGGCCCTAGAACCAGAGGGGTTTTGGCGGTCGACAAGTCATCTGGTGCGATGGGGTTAAGATGGATAATTTTGGAGTCGATCCCTGCCGCCTTGATATTCAACCAGAGCGTGTTGACCGCGTTGACGGATTGCACGCCGGGAGTTCCGCCGTTGGCGATGGCACGAGCCTTCCATGCGCTCACCACTGGGTCTAAGGCGGGAGGCGCAGGTGGAGCGGCCATGGCGGCGATCTGCGCCAGCAAAGATAACCGCATCAATTGCACGGAGGACTTATCCGTCATGTAGCAAGCGAAACAATTCGACTGGCTGAGCAGATAAGCTGGGTCCGTCCGCATTCCCTTGTTCCCAGCCCACTGGGCAAGGGTGGAGAGCCGCATCAACTGAATCTGTGGCTCTTTGTAACAGGCGGCGCAGGACGCGGCGGTGAGGAGGGTCTGGGGATCTGTGGCCATTACTGCATCATTGCGGCCATGTCACCTTGCGGGACATTCCCGGCCCCCGGTGGCGGTGCTTGCGGCTGTTCTTCCTGTGGGGCTTCAGCTTCACGGTCACCTTCGTATTCCTCTTCGCCTTCCTTCCCTTTCTCAGGTGCGTAGGCGACTTCCACGGAATCCCCGTGCATCCCCGCAATCTTCAAGACCAGCTCATCGCCGACATCGAACTTCTTGCCCTGTAAGACTTCTTTGGGCAAGAGAAAGGTCTGACCGCCGCCCTCGGATTTCCCCGCCTGAGCCTCCGGCCCTCCACTGGGAGGCGGCTGCTGCGCGGGACCATCATCATACATGTTGTCTTCAGGCATAAGTTATGTTCCGCCCTGCGTGGCTTGGCACATCATAAAGATGCCATCTGGACCTGCCTTGGCGGGTTGAACCGTGATGTGGATCGCTGAGGACTCCACGTCTTTGTTACATTGCACGATGCAGTTGAGCTTCACGGCGTTAGGGAAAGCATTCACTTGCTGTAACGCCACAGCCTGCACTTGCGCCAATTGGGTTGCGGCCCCCGGACCCGGACCCGGTGTCATGCCGTTAATCGCTGCCGTGACCGCAGTCGGGGTTCCAACTAATTGTATTTCAGATGCCATAAGATTAGCTCGGGCTGGCCAGCCGCCAAACCAGCCAGCCCAGTTATGTTGTTCCCCGAATTATTGATCAGGAGTCGCTGGTGGCGTAGACGGCGGGAACGGCACTGGACCATCCTGAGTCCCAGTAGGCACACCACAAGGGAAGGTGCCATAAAGGGCATTGTAAGCCGCCGGTATCGGACAGCTCGGTAAGGTGCTGGTGTAGACCTGTGCTGGATAGCCCGGAGACGGGTTACACGGTCCAATGTTCGGGATGCAGAATTGTTCGCGCACATGGAAGAATGCCTCCATGAACTCGTAATGCAAGGGCCGGATGTAATACTTGAACCATGCGATGAACTGACCCTTGTTTTCCCACTTGTTAGTGATGACAGCATTGCTAGCGTCAGCACCCAAGTCGTGCATGGCGAAGCGCCACTTGCCACCGAAATCCCGGTGACCAAACGGCATCTCAGGATTCAGCGGACGAGCATCCGGCACCAACAACTCCATGGCTTTCTTGTGCATGATGAAGGTGATGCAATACTGCGCCGTGTCGAACGCCGGATTGGCGTCGTCACCCAGACCTGCGGAACCACCCGCACCCGTCGTAATCGCATTATAGAACGGCAGCACAATCTGATAGCGATAGCGATTACCGTTGCTGCCATTGGCAGCTGCGCCCAAGTCCTGCACGAAGTTAAACCTGAGGTTCAGTTCGTCCACCCGGACCATGTAGTTGCCGATCTGGCCCGACATGCCATAGCGCCAGTATTTGCTGGTTTCGTTGAAGTCAGTGAAGCGCCAGTTGCCCAGCACATTCGGGCTGTCACCGCCGCCAACGCCTACTTGGCCACCCAGTCGGTCTAGGAACCAAGTCGTATCCATATCCGCGACAAGCTCAATGAATGGACTGGTTTCTTTGAAGGGATTCTTCCCAGCATATCCACGCCGCATGAGAGGGGAAAACCTGTTCTGCAGCATCTGTGGCACCAGATGGAAGACGTTGGCAGGCGAGACATTACAATCGAAATAAATCTCTTCGTCGTTATTGGGACCGCCCAGCGACCATTGGAAGGTGAACTGCGACATGGTCTGGTTAGCGACATTCTTCTGCTTCGCCCAAAAGAGCGCCCGTTTACGCAGAAGCATCGAGGAGATAGCGGAAGTTGCGGGACGGAGAATCTCGTTGATGATCTGGGCCAAGTGCTGCTCCGCGTGGGTGATGTGCATGTCTTGGTCGTAACAGAGGAGCGGTGTGCCCCAAGTCTGTTGCTCAGCGAAATAGGTGAGCCGATCCGCGCCCCAACCAATCTGATGTTCGGTGGGATCACAATAACCTCCGGTGCAACCCGGACCATTGGCCAAGACCTTCGTCCACGCCTTGGTCGTGTTCGGCCAGACGGAACGGAAACGGTCCTGCGTGATTTCCACCGGCGTGCCCATCGGGGTCGTGCCTGTGGAAACGTTGCCCAGCCAGCCATCAATCGG